CACGGCGGCGTCAACACACTTTCACCAGCAGATCGTCAACCTGACTGCTTCGGTGCAGACTTTCTCTATCTACGCCAAAGCCGCTGAACGGACCCAGACTTCTATCTTTGTGCCCACGGGCGCGTTTGCAGACGCCGCGTTCCGTACGGCGTCTTTTAACCTGACGGGCGCGGGGTCTATATTTGGTTTGGCCGGGGCAGGGGCGGCCGCGTCTATCGAGGCGCTTGCAGGTGGCTGGTATCGCTGCATCCTCAACGTGCCCGCTACCTTGGCTGTCGCAGCCAACATACAGTACGGGATGCTGGTGGCAAACAACCCCGTCTACACTGGAAACGGCACGTCGGGGCTGTTCCTGTGGGGCGCGCAGGTTGAGGCGGCTGCAACCCATTCAAGTTACATCACGACCACGACCGTGACGGCGACACGACAAGCAGATGTGGCCAATGTCTCCAGCCCCGGCGTGGCGTATCCTCTCAGCCTGTTTGTTGAATTCACGCGCGCCGTAGATACTGGGCTGGGGGCGGAATGTTATTTTAATGTTGACGCCGGCGGCAATGATCGTTTTCGCCTGAATATCAACTCGTCAGACCAAGGCGCATCGTTTGCAAACGCTGGCGGCGTAACTCAGTTTTCCGATCAGGTGGCTGGCGCCATCGCGCTTGATACAGTCACGAAAATTGCGGCGCGGGTGGCAGCCAATGATGCCCGCATGGCGCGGGGCGGAACATTAGGAACGCTGGATAATACTGTTACCGTTCCAGCCGCGCCGACTGCAATCGTATTTGGAGCGGACGCGGGCGGCAATTTCGGCTTTGGTTATGTCCGTCGCGCCGCCATCTTCAACACCGCGTTGATTGACGCCACACTGCAAAGGGTCACCGCATGACCCCCGGCGCGAGGTAACCATGCCTAATGTCAAGATCAGCCAGCTGCCTGCGGCTACCACACCCCTGACGGGCGTGGAGCAGGTGCCGCTCGTGCAGAACGGCATCACGACCAGAACATCCATCAACAACCTCAAAGGCCCCGACGGCGTACGCTATTTCCAGACGTACGCTACAATGACGGCGCTGACAAACGCCAACGGCCGTGTCGATAACATGGTTGTCGAGGTAGCCTCTCGTACGACAGAGGGCGACGGCGGTGCCGGGGTCTGGTACTACGATGCAGGCTCAAGCGCGACCGCCGACGGCGGTACTGTCTTAGCCGCCGATGACAGCGTCGGCCGCTGGCTGCGCGTCTTCAACAGCGGCCAGTATTACGCCGCGTGGTTCGGCGTGCGAGCCGCCAACTCGGCAGCGGTCAACAACCCGCTACTACAGGCGGCCATCGACGCGCTTGTGGCGGCCAGCGGCGGCGTTCTGGAGCTTCCCGCAGGCGCAATCAATTTCACCAACGTTACCATTAACGGCAATAACATAACGATCTGCGGCCAAGGCCCCGGCGAGACGATCCTGACGTCAACCTATACCGCAGGGGCGTGCATCACGCTCGGCGGGGCGGTGACTCGGACTGCGAATTACCAGTTCAGGGATATTGGTTTCTCCGGCGCCATTGGCGGCACCATGTTCTTCCTGCGCTACACACGCGGCGTCTATTTCAGCAACTTCAACTACACCGCAGACAGGTGGATGAAAATTGGGGACGAGACGCTGGGAACATCCTTCCCCGCATACATCGTCCACATGGTCGACAGTGGAAGCTCCAGCCAGATCGCCGGAGCGACGCTGCATCACATCGAGTGCTGGAACTACGCCGGTCAGTTCCTGATGCGGGACGTATTCGTGGAAGGGCAGTACATTGCCACCACTGACGGCTTTACCGTCACGAACAACATCCAGAACCGTGTCGACCACGTCATGATTACCGGGGGATATTTCTCGCGCTTCCGGGTCAACTGGAACTTCGAGAATGGCCGCGTTGTCAATCTCTACATGGACTCGGATCACCTGTCTGAAGGTGCAAGTCAGAACGCCATCCGTTTTGTCACCACGGCGGGGTCGTCAAAGGCCATAGGCCAAGTAGGCTGGGAATATTGCTTCATCTACTCTCAGTTTTCGTGCTCGTCCGGGACGTCACCCGTACTCTACATGGCTGCAAACCAAGCAGGTGGCACCTCCTGCGGTACGTTTGTGTTTTCCGGTGCAGTCTACCACCTTGGAAGCTGCACGCCGATTGTTATTGATGCCAGTATCAACAGCATCACGAACCTGACTATTCGCGGCGTGGATTTCTTCGGGAGCCCCCCGAATACCAACCAATATATCGTGCAACTGATCGGCGGAACGTCTACCACATACCTCCGCAATGTCTACGTCGGAAACATCACCGGCCGCGCGTTTACCAACGCCCTTGCAGCCGTGGCTCGGGTGTCCGGGTTCATTGACCGTGTAGTTATTGACACAGACACCTTCGCCGTCACTAACGCCACAACCGGCCTCGACGACGCGTCTGATGCGTCAACGCCGCTTGCGCTCACCAACACGACCGCCGCGCCCACAGACTTGATCACGGTACTGGACCAGTCCCAAGGCTGGTCGCGCCCGATGTCGATGCAGAACGCTGCCAACTATCTTGGTGCAATAGGCGGGTGGCGGGTGCTGGCCAAGTCAGCCGTAGCGGTCACCCACACAGGCAACACGACCGAGACTGCGCTGGCGACCATCACCATTCCCGCAGGCGCATTGGGGCCGAACGGCGCTATCCGCGTAACGGCGCTGACAACCAACAACAACAACGCCAACATCAAGACCACGCGCTTTAGGTGGGACACAATATCGGGCACAGATTTCTTGGGGTACGCGACCACCACTAACATAACGCACCAGCCCCAGCGGACCATCTGGAACCGCAACTCTGCGTCCTCACAGATCAGCGTTCCATCAGGGATCACAAACCCTTTTGCTGCCATCTCTATCACCCCCACTACAGCGGCGATCAACACCGCCGTCGCTACGACATTCGTCATCACAGGCCAGCTTGCCAACGCGGCTGACACCGTGACGCTGGAGAGCTACCTCGTCGAAATAAGCTACGGAGCCTAGTATGGCGTACGTTAAAATCAGCCAGCTGCCCGCAGCAACCGCGCTTACCGGCGCGGAGCAAGTGCCCGTTGTGCAGGGCGGGGTTACCAGCCGCACAACAACCGGCGCGTTTCTTACGTTTATAAGCGGCGACAAATTTTCCGCAAACAAAGGCGGCACAGACCAAACCGGGATTGTTTCGAACGTACCCACTAAACTTACTTGGAGTACCGAAATATACGATTATCAGTCGCGCTTTGCGTCTTCTACGTGGTCGCCCTATCCGGGTGTGCAGCGGATAAACTGCCACATTTACGCACTCAACGTGACCGCGTGCGAGCTTAAACTTTACAAAAACGGAGTTGAGTTTCTGCGGGGCCCCATTGTCATTGGCTCACCCTCAAACGACGCTATGATGGAAGGTAATTGGGAGTTTCTTTCAGCGCCGGGCGACACGTTTGACGTCTACCTTCGCGCCCTAAGCCCCGGCACCGCTACAGTTAGCGGGGGCGCTAGCCTATCCTACATTGCCGGTAGTCAAGTTTAATCAACGCCGTTAAATGCCTATTTTCTAACGTACGGGTGCGTCTCACTCGGTGAGTTTTTACAAAAGGTGACTGACATGGCTAAGAAACCCGGTCTGTACGCTAACATTCACGAAAAGCGCGAGCGCATTGCCGCTGGAAGCGGCGAAACGATGCGTAAGCCCGGCGCTAAAGGCGCTCCAACGGCCGCTGCTTTCAAAGCTAGCGCCAAGACTGCGAAGAAGAAATAGATGGCCAAGAAATCTGTTTCTCTTTCAGTTGGGCGCGGCGAGAAACTGCCTGCCAGCCAAGGCGCAGGGCTGACCGCCAAAGGCCGCGAGAAATATAACCGCGAGACCGGAAGCAACCTTAAAGCGCCCGCGCCTAACCCTAAGACCAAAGCGGATGCTGGCCGCAAGGCTAACTTCTGCGCGCGCATGGGTGGCGTCGTTGCTAAGTCTGAGAACGCCGAACGAGCCAAAGCCAGTATGCGGCGCTGGAAATGCTAGTTGACACTGAGTTGCAAGTGCAGTAGCCTACTTTCTAACGTACGGATGCGTCTCATCCGGTTATCCCCTAAAAAGGTGTTGTATGCCTCCTGAAGACCTAGCGGCTATCCCCGCGCCAGAACCGGAAGTCACGGCGACCCCGGCACCTGAAGTAGATGCAAAGCCGGTGGAACCGAGCGCCAAAGTCTTCACACAGGAAGAGCTTGACGCAGCAATCGGTAAACGCCTTGCCCGCGAAGCAAGGAAGTGGGAACGAGAACGCGCTCAAGCACAGCCCCCGGCACCGACCCCGGTCGTACCGCCGAACGTCGCCGACTTTACAGATGCCGTAGCCTACGCGGAAGCGTTGGCGGAAACAAAGGCCGCTGAACTAGTCGCTAAACGTCAAGCTGAGCAAGAGGTCGTTGCGCTTCGTGACAGCTATGAGGACCGCGCCGAAGCGGCCCGCGACAAGTACGATGACTTTGAACAGGTCGCGTACAACCCTGCGGTGCCGGTAACCAAGGTGATGGCCGAAGCGGTCATGGCTGACGAGTTAGGCCCCGAGATACTTTACCATCTCGGTTCTCATCCGTCGGAAGCATCTCGAATTGCCCGCCTCTCTGCCGTACAGCAAGCGCGTGAAATCGGGAAGTTGTCAGCCAAGCTGGCATCTACCCCACCTGCCAAGACTACTTCATCGGCCCCCGCGCCAATTACGCCTGTAGCTGCCCGCAATGTGGCAGCAAAAGTAGTGGACACGACGGACCCGCGTGCAACCAAGAGCATGTCGGATGCAGAGTGGATCAACGCTGAAAACGACAGGATGAGGAAGCGGCTGGAGGCTCAACGCAACCGCTAAGGCTCAAGGAGCCCCACGACTATGGCCAACTCCCTTCTGACAATCGACATGATCACGAGGAAGGCTCTCCAAGTGCTGGAGAACAACCTCGTCATCACGCGCAACGTCAATCGTCAATACGATGACAGCTTCGCCAACACCGGAGCCAAGATCGGCTCGACCCTGCGTATCCGCCTGCCGGATCGCGCGCTTGTGACGGACGGTGCCGCCCTGCAAGTGCAGGACGACAACGAACAGTTCACGACCCTGACTGTGGACACGCAGAAGCACATCGGCGTCAACTTCACGACTGCCGAGATGGCGATGTCGCTCGACGACTTCTCCGACCGTGTCCTCCAGCCGCGCATGTCGCAGCTGGCCGCGTCCATCGACGCGGACGTTGCTAGCTCCTACCTGCAAATCTTCAACACGGTCGGCACCCCGGGTACGGCCCCGGCGACCTCGCTGGTTCTCTTGCAGGCGCAGCAGAAGCTGAACGAGTTCGCCGCCCCGATGGGCTCGCGCTACGCAACGGTCAACCCCGCTGCAAACGCTGGTCTTGTTGAAGGTATGAAGGGCTTCTTCAACCCGACCGACACCATCACCAAGCAGTTCAAATCCGGCATGATGGGTACGGGCGTCCTCGGCTACGACGAAATCAACATGTCGCAGTCGATCCGCCAGTTCACGACCGGCACGCGTACGGGCGCACACACCGTCACGACGACTGTCGCGACGCAGGGTCAGTCGACCATCAACATCACCGGCACGGGTACGCAGGTCATTAACGCGGGCGACGTCTTCACTGTCGCTGGCGTCAACGCCGTCAACCCGCAGACGCGTGAATCGACCGGCTCGCTCCAGCAGTTCGTGGTTCTCGCCACCAACACTGCCGCAGGCGGTGCCTACACGGCTGTCAGCGTCTCTCCTGCCATGTACACGGCGGGTAACGCTTTGGCCACCATCGACGTGTTCCCGGTTGCCACCGCCGTTGTCACCTTCGTTGGTGCGGCTTCTGCGGTCATCCCGCAGAACCTCATCTACCACAAGGACGCGATCACGTTTGCGACGGCCGACCTCCTGCTCCCGCAGGGTGTCGACATGGCGTCTCGCGCGGTCTACAACGGCATCTCGATGCGTGTCGTACGTCAGTACGACATCAACAACGACCGCATGCCCTGCCGTATCGACGTTCTGTACGGCTTCCGTGTGATCCGCCCGCAACTTGCAACCCGCCTCGTCGGCTAACGGCCAACAGGAACAGGAGAACCTACTATGCCCCTTCCTACAATTGGCACTGGCCATCAGATCGGTGACGGCAACGTCAACGAGCCCCTCATTGACGTTCTTGGCGACCCGCAAACCGCAACAGTTACGGCGACCCTCACGCCCGCTCAGCTGCTTGGCCGTATGCTTATCGGCAACCCGTCAACTTCGGCCGCGTCCTACACGCTGCCGACCGTCGCTCAGCTTGAAGCGGCTATCGGGGGTAACCTCCCGAAAGTCAACACCGCGTTCGACATCGAATACATCAACCTTGGCACTTCGTCGGGTATCACCACGTTCCTCGTCGGAACGGGCTGGACCATCGTCGGCCGCGCAGCCGTCCCGATCACAACCGGAGTCCACCTTCGCGCTCGTAAGACGGGTGTCAACTCTTGGACGCTCTACATCGTCGGCTAACGCACAGTGGGCGGCTTAAAACGCCGCCCACACCCCTTTGGAGGCTTCTATGCCCAACGACAAGTCAGTAGGGATCGCGTTCTCCGACCCGGCGCTAGTTGCCGGGACGACGATTGACGGCGCGGTCATCAACGGCGGGACCATCGGCGCTACTACGCCCATGCCCGTCACAGCCACTACCTTCGCAGGCGCACGTACTACGGTTGCTGCGTTGGGTACGGACAACACCAACGCCGGGATTATCCCGGTAGGTTCGTTCCTGTGTATTGTTACGGCGGGTGACGCCACCAAAGGCGTCATTCTTCCCGCTATGCGAGACGGGCAATCCATTACCGTCAAAAACAACGCAGCAGCGGTTCTAAAAGTCTATCCGTTCTCTGGCGCAGCCATCAACGGCCTGACTGCTACCACGGGTTCGCTTAACATGGCGGCTAACACTATCGCCACGTTCTTCCGTGACTCATCCACCCAAATCTGGTCCTCGCCGCTCCTGCCGTCGTAACTCAGTAACTAGCCCCGCGACGACAACGTCGCGGGGTATACTGGCAACCCTAGAAAGGTGAGCAAATGACTGCAATTTACCTGCACCACCCCGTCCACGGCACGAAAGTTGCCACGCTTGAGCTAGAGGCAGTGTACGATGAGGGCCGTGGTTGGACGCGCTATACTGTTGACACTCCTGAGTCCGATCCTGTTGCTGCTCCTGCTATGGAGCCAGAACCTGAAGCTGAACCGCTAGCGTACGTTGTAACTGAGACCAACGGCATGCAGCCCGAAAACGCGATGCCCAAGCCGCGCCGGGCGAGTAAACCGACCGCGCCCGTATGACCGCCGCAAGCGACCTGATCAACGGCGCGCTCAGACTTATCGGCCAGCTGGCCGAAGGCGAGACGCCGTCGGCCGAAACATCCAACGACGCACTGGTCGCAATGAACCAGATGCTGGACTCGTGGAGTATTGAACGTCTGGCGGTCTTTACGACGCAGACCCAGACGTTTAGCTGGCCGTCAGGTCAAGTTAGTCGTACGATAGGACCAACCGGCAACTTTATTGGCACGCGTCCTATCCAGATCGACGACTCGACCTATTTTGTCGACGCTTCTGGCTTGTCCTTCCCCGTCACGCTCGTCAACGAAGAGCAATACAACAGCATCGCGCTGAAGGGCACCACAAACTCTTACCCGCAAGTCCTGTGGGTACGGCCGACGATGCCCAACATGACGCTGACCGTGTACCCTGTACCTACGCAGACTTTGACGTGGAACATCGTGTCGGTCCAGCCGCTGACGCAACCGGCGCTGTTATCAACCGACCTGTCGTTCCCGCCCGGCTACCTGCGCGCGTTTCGGTACAACCTCGCGTGCGAGCTAGCCCCTGAGTTTGGCGTCGATCCTAACGCGCGCGTCGTCAGGATCGCCGACGTCAGCAAGCGCAACCTCAAGCGGATCAACAACCCGATGGACGTCCTTGCGGTTCCGGCGACGCTGCTTGGCGTTCGCGGGTCGCGGTTCAACATCTTCACAAACCAATAGGGGCCCCATGCTAGCCAGCCCCATCCTTGGACAGAGCTACGTCGCCCGGTCGGTCAACGCCGCGAACAACCGGCTTGTCAACCTGTTCCCCGAAGTGCTGGACGCTGGTAAGACCACCGCGTATTTCCAACGTACGCCGGGGCTTCGCTTGCTCCAGACTATCGGCATCGGCCCTATCCGGGGCGTCTGGACCAACTCGCGCGACCGCACCAAGTGCTACGTCGTGTCGGGCTCCGACGTCTACATGATCACGGGACCGACGGCCGCGTCGACGTATCTTGGTGCGGTGACGGGCTCGGGGCCGGTCTCCATCGCCGACAACGGCAACCAGATTTTCTTTGCCTGCGACCCCGACGGGTTTATCTACAATCAGGCCACGAACACCTTCGCCCAGATCACGGACCCTGACTTTCCCGGCGCGAACAGCGTCGGGTTCATCGACGGGTTTTTTGTTTTTACGGTGCCCGACAGCCAGCTGTTTTATGTCACGGCGCTCAACGACGGCACGAACGTTGACGCGCTTGACTTCGCAAGCGCCGAGGGCTCGCCAGACGGTCTACGCGGCGTCATCGTCAGCAACCTAGAAGTCTGGCTGATGGGGCTCAACTCAGTCGAAGTCTGGTACAACGCGGGCCTGCCTGACTTCCCGCTCGCGCGTATCCAAGGCGCGTTCAACGAGATCGGCTGCGCTGCTACCTACACGCTTGCCAAGACCACCGGGGGTATCTTCTGGCTGGGCTCTGACGCGCGCGGCGCGGGCATGGTCTACAAGTCTAATGGCTACCAAGCGCGCCGGGTATCTACCCACGCTGTTGAATGGCAAATTCAATCGTACGGCGACATTTCCGACGCGACAGGCTACACCTACCAGCAAGACGGCCACTCGTTTTATGTATTGACGTTCCCATCGGCCAACGACGGCCGTGGCGCGACGTGGGGCTACGACGAGACAGCAGACGCGTGGCACGAACGCGAAAGCTGGGACGAGGCGCTAGGCGTGCCCACCCGGCACAGGTCCAGCTGCCAGACATACTTCAACGGCCTGACGGTCGTTGGCGACTACGAGGACGGGCGTATCTATCATCTGGACCCCGAGACGTACGACGACGACGGCGTAAGCTCGCGCTGGCTGCGGTCTTGGCGCGCGCTTCCTACGGGCGTGAACGATTTTAAGCGTACGGCACAGCACTCGCTTAGGCTAGACTTTGAAGTGGGCGTGGGTCTCGCTGGCATTGACCCCGAAGACACGCTCGACTCGCTGCTGTTGACCGAAGGCAGCGATTTCATCATTACCGAGAGCGGCGATTTTATTCTGGTCACTTCGCAAACTGTCATCGGCGCTAACCCCAAGATCATGCTGCGTTGGTCCGACGACGGCGGGCATACGTGGTCCAACGAACACCGGGCGTCGCTCGGCCGCATCGGCGAGACCGGCTCAGAGGTCATCTTCCGGCGTCTCGGCATGACCATGCGCCTGCGTGACCGGGTCTACGAGGTCTCGGGTAGCGCCCCGGTCAAGATCGCCCTGATGGGCGCGTGGCTTGATGTGACAAAAACCAATGCCTAACATCTCGCAGATACCCCTCAACAAAGTGCCCTTTCTGGACGAGCGCAACCCGTCGCTCGTGTCGCGCCAGTGGTACAGGTTCCTCAACAACCTGTTCACCCTGACGGGCTCGGGTAGCAACGACGTCTCGCTAGGCGACGTGCAGCTGAGCCCGGCTCCGACAGTGTCGGATGAGTTGTCAGTGGCGATGCGGCAAATAAACGACCTATTCTCCGCACCGACGTACACGCCGCACGTTGCCCAAGACAAAATCGGCGGTTTTTACGACACCACAAACCAAACCGCCGCCGCCATCAACACGCTATATCTGGCCACTTTCAATACAACTAACTTCTCGCAAGGCGTCGTGCTGGGTACGCCGACATCGCGCATTACGGTGCTGGCACCGGGATACTACGCAGTCAGCGCCGTACTACAGTGCGGGCGAACGAGCGGCGGCGGCGGCAACCTGAAGGCTTGGCTACGCAAGAACGGTACTACAGACTTAGCAGGTTCGGGCGTCACGTCGCACATAACCGCGTCGGCGTCCGTGGCTAGCATGCCGTTTATTTATGTAGTACCATTGGCAGCTAACGATTATGTCGAGATTGCGTGGGCCGTGAGCGACACCGCTTTGCGGCTTGAGTCCACAGCTGCGGCAGCGCCGTACCCGGTAATCCCGTCGGTACACGTTAACGTACACAACCTGACAGGGTAGACCCTATGGCAACTATCAGCCCGGTTCCTAAGCTGCAATTCTCTGACCAGAACGGCGCTCCGCTGGCTGGCGGGCTTGTCTACACGTATGAGGCTGGCACCACTAACCTTCGTACGACATACACAACCGCAGCCGAGACAACTCCCAACCCCAACCCGATTGTGCTGGACGCCAGCGGCCAAGCCGACATCTTCTTGCAGGCGGGGCTTGGCTATAAGTTTGTCCTGCAAAACTCGCTCGCCACAACCATCTGGACCGTCGACAATGTGACCGCAGCTGGCACCATGTCGCTACAGAACGCCAACGCCGTGGCTATCACGGGCGGCTCTATGTCGGGCGTTACGATCACGGGCGGCTCGTTCGCAGGCAACGCCGCCAACGTCACCGGCGTCGTGGCGATTGCCAACGGCGGCACAAGCTCGACCACGGCAGCTGCGGCGCGCTCCGCACTCGGCGCAGCCGCTGCGGGGGCTAACGTTGATATAACCTCTGTAGCGGGTAGCACGACCGTCAACGGCCTCACCATTGGGTATCGCTCAATCCCGCCCATTGTTGCCACCGGCGCGTACGTGTTGGCAGACAACGCGAATGGGCACTGCATCGACATCACGACCGGGGGCGTCACCATCCCGGCCAACGCCACGCTGGCGCTCGCCATCGGGTTCACGTTCTCGATCTACAACAACAGCGGCTCCAGCCAGACCGTCGCCATCACGACCGACACGATGCGCCTTGCAGGCTCGGCTACCACCGGCACGCGTACACTGGCGCAGCACGGCTGGGCCACATGCCGCAAAGTAGCAGCGACCGAGTGGGTAATTACGGGTGCGGGTATCTCCTGATGGCTGGTATCATGCTGGCATGTGTAGCGGCGACCGGGGGCTCAGGCTCATCGCCGTCTATTGCGCTGGACGCTGATACCATTATTGAAGATGTGCAGCCCGCGCCGGGGTTCGCGCAGGCGCAGTTCTCGCTGACCAACGCGGGTTTGACCACGCAGCTAATTAGTTCGGGCTCATTCAACGGCGACCCGTGGTGCGTGCCGGGCGCGGCTTCGTCCGACTACGAAGTGTACGCTACACTCTTGGGCGGGACGCTTACGTCGGGCACCACAGGGTCTTGGCTCAATCTGGGCACAACCCGTACGTGGGACGTCTCACTGACGTATCTTGGCTCGGGCATAGACATAGAACTTGCTGTGCTTAACCTTCAAATCCGGGCTACCGGGACAACTGAAATTCTGGCTACCGGCGGCTTAACCCTGTCGGCCACTGTAGGAGCGCCGCCGTGACCGTAACAGTCAAGACCCTAGTCGCGCCGGTTAACGTTTCGGCCACGCCGACGACGCAGTACACCGCCACCAACTTGACGGCGATTATTGACAAGTGTACGGTAGTGAACTATTCGACTACATCGGCCACAGTCAGCATTTACCTGCCCGCATCTGGTACTTCGGCAGCGAG